ATCGAAGGCGGTCGGTAGCGGCGCGATCATCCCGAGACGCGCCCGCCATACCACGAGGGCTTGAGGCCGCCCGACCGCATGCGCTGCCGGCTCGCTTCGGTAACCAGCGCATCCACGACGTTGCTCGCACCCGACAGCGCGAACTCGCTGCCGCCCAGGTGTAGATGCACCGCCCGCCCGGTGCCGCCGCCGGCTGCGACGAGGCCGCCCTCGGCGAAGCGCGGCGTCCCGGCCGAGTTCATTGCGGCGAGCATACCGGCGCCCCAGTGCTGCACGGCAGCCGCGCGCATGACGAACTCGCCGTTGCTGAGTCGTGCGAGAATGCTGTCGCTGGTGCCGCTGCCCGGACCGCGCACCACACCGCCGGCAGCGAACCCGCCGGGACCGACCGGGGCGCCGGCAGCGGCGGCGCCGCCGAGTGCCGACCCGGCGCTGGATATCGCGCCCTTGATATAGTTAACGACTGCCGTGACCTTTTGCAGAAGCCCGTCGAGAACTGCGCTGGCGGTTTGGCTGAGCGAATTCCAGAATGCGGTAAAGCCCTCGGTCAGGCTCGCCCATAACTGGGTGAAGACACCTTGGATGCTGGTTGCCCAGTTGCCAAGATTGGTCTGCATTCTGTCCAACGCCTGACCGAATGACGTTGGTAGATTTTCCAACACATTGGCGAGCCATTGATTGGCCGCCGTCTGCTGAGTGAGCAGCCACTTTTGATAGCCAGCGGTAAGCTCTTGAAACTGCGTAGCGACATTGGCCTGCGCCTGTTTAAGCTGCGTATTTAATGCCTCTGTTGCTGCGGTGGCGCCGCGTTGCGAGGCGGCGAGCTTATTGATCCACGCGTCGATATCCGCAAAGTTCTTCGGAATGATCGCCAAGGCCGTCGCGGCCGGTAGGTTGAACATCTCCTTTGAGAGTTTGTTTACCTTGGCCGACTCGACACCCCACTTGTTCGCGAACTCCACAAACGCCCCCAGCAAAGCGGCGGTTGCAGAGCGTGCGGGGTCGGCGGAATTCTTGAATTTGTTTAGATTGATGCCGAGAATTTCCAGCGGCGAGTTCATATCTTTGACGACTTCGACGCCGTTCTTAAATGTGTGAAATAGCCCGTCCACCCCCTGCTGTATCTTGATGATGTCGCCGGGACCGGGAGCCTTCGCGAACGCGTCCTCTACGAGCTTGCCCGCGCCGGCAATCAGCTTGCCGCCTTCTTCGGCGGTCTGCCCGGCAGCCTTCGCCATCTCCTGCCATGCTTGCACGTCGATCGGGCGTTGGCCGAACTCGCGAGCCTGATCTTGCAGCTTGCTGAGTGCCTCAGACATCGAGCCGAGGCTTTTGATCATGAAGTCGATCGCCTTGCCGACCGCGGCGCCGGCAAAGGCGCCGACAAAGCCGCCCGCCAAGCCGCCGAGCAGCGAGGTGAGCCCCTGGATGCCGCCGCCGAAATTGGTGAGTTCGTTGGATATGCGGCGCAGCCCGCGGCTCTCGCCGATCAGGCCGCGGATGCTCTTTGACGTTCCGTCGACAGAGCCGGAGAGGTTGCGGTATTCGCCCGAGAGTCGGCGAACCACCACGTTTTGTTGTTCCCACGCCTTGGTGAGTTGCTGCACGCGCGCAGGATCGCCGACGCCCTTGGCAACGTCGCGCGCCGCCGCCGTCGCCTGCTGCCCAAGCTGCTTCAGTGCTTGTTGGGCAACCAGTAGCTCGGCCTTGAGCTTGCCGGCATTGGCAACAATGTCGACGTTCAGGTTCGGCACGTCTCAGCTTTCCCAGTCTTTGAGGGTGGCGCGGAGCGTCTTCTCGTCGCCGCGGTTCGCAAGGACGCCGAGCCGCAGTTCCTGGCTCATTTCGCGGCGCCTGCGGTGGCCGCCGATGATGAGGAAGGCCGCCGCCTGGCGCGGCGTGTAGTCCCACACATCGCGCGGACTGTGCCCATAGGCGATCAGTTGCTCGGCGGCGGCGGCGAACTCGTATCCTGATCCCTGCCAGGCTGGTCGGCGGCGCCGCCTGCGCCGATCAGCTTTCGCAGGCGCTCCATAAAAGGGGCGGTGCCATTGGGCATCGTGAGATCGCGCACCGCCAGGAGGCAGTCGACCATATCGTCGAGCGCCATTACTTCGGCGATCTGCGGCGCCGCTTCCGGCTGCTGCGCCGCTTCCGCTATGATCACCGCGACAGCTTCCGGTGCCGTCTCGATCAGTGCATCGACATCGAGCGCCGGCGCGCCCTCGACGAAGAGCTTGCGCAATTCCGGGAAGCGCACGAGCAGATCGGCGACGTGGCGCAAGCCGAGGCCGCGGAGTTCCAGGTCGCCGGCGGTGATCTGCACGGTCTTCGTTTGCGGAACAATGTCGACCAGCGAAACCATCTTATGCCTATGGCCCCGCCGTCGCGAGCAGCGCCATTTGCAGGTTCGCGGCGGTGAATTCGTCCATGATCATGTGCACGGTGAGGGCCTGTTGGACGACCGGCGAGAAGTCCTTTTTGCGGATGCCGCCGACGCGATGGTTCCAGTGCTCCAAGCGCTCGACGGTCGGCGTCAATTCGAAGGTGTTGACGTTGCCGACATCGCGCGGGGTCACGTCGCCCTCGCCCAGCCAGGTGATGATCCCGGTGCCGACGTAGTAGGCGGCGGTGGTCGGGCTCACCATCGCGTCGTCCGGGTGCACCAGGGTGCCGAACGAGCCGGTGACGGGATCGGCGAGCACATCGCCTTCAAGTTCGATCTGGCCCCACTCGTCCTGGATGAACGCCAGCGCGCCGGACGGCCCGAATTGCACCAGCGGCAGCGTGATCACCACCTTCGGCCCGATATCGTTGGTGCCGGTGAACACCAATTCGCCGCTAATCTGGGACTGTAACCCGATATTCAGTGTGCTTGCGGCCATTAAGCGACCTCCTCCTATGGATAGGCGTATGTGTCGGCGCTTTGGCCGACGACGATCTTCAGCGGAATGACGGCGAGCGCGGTTTGCGCGGCGTGGCCCGGGTCTTTGACGATCTCGCCCTCGATGCGGCAGTAGTGGACGCCATGCACGCCGAGGTTCTGGCGGAAGCTGCGCGGCAGATTGGAATAGAGCGCCCGCTCCAACCCATCGATCAGGGTGTTGAGCATGGCGGCCGGCACCGCGTTGTCGGTGGCACCGACCCGGGTATAGACCCAGGCTTCGCAGTTGAGTTCGACGAGCGCTGCGGCGGCGCCCCAGTTATGCAGTTCGTTGCCTTCGACGAGGTAGAGCGCCGGCATGTCCTGCTCGACGGCGGGATCGCGCATACGGCGCTCGACGGTAAGGAAGCCCTGCGTCAGCGCCGCGGCGGTGCGGTCGGCGAGCGCCGGCGACGACAGCGTGACGGTCGGCGTCACGCTGGCGATCACCGCGTCGAGCGGCACGCCATCGCCGTTGACCGGCATGCCGACCATCAGCCCGGTGGTGTCACTGACATTTGCCAGCGTCACGTCGCCGGTCGTGGTGTCGGCGGTGAAGTTGAACACCATCGGCGGCGCGGTCAGCTTATTCAGTAGTGCCGTCAGGATGAGTTCGCGGTTCACTTGAGCGCGTCCCGCAAGGTGCCGTTGACGACCTTTTCGATTTCGGCACGCGCGCGCGGCAGCATGACGGCGGCGGCGCCGCGCAGAAAGCGCATCTCGGCAATGCCGCCGCGCCGGCTGTAGGCCGACACGGTGCCGCTGCGCCGCCGGTAGGAACTCACCGGAAAACGGCGCCCGGTGCTGCCGTATTCGAGCGCGCCAAAGGCGGCGGCGGTACGGTTGCGGCCGCGGCCACGCGTCGGCAGTATCCGCACCCGGCCGCGCACAAAGCCCTTGGCGGCGTTCTCGTCGACATAGGCATGGGTCTGCCGCCGCAACAGCCCGGTGCGCACCGGCTCGCGCGCCTCGACGCGGTGCAAGAGTTGGTTGGTCAACTCGGCGATCTTCGCCTTGAGTTGGCGCCGCAACTTGTTCGGCAACTCGTCGAGCGCCACCGTGAGCTGCTTGTCGTTGACCTCGACCCGGAAGTCGATCATCCGACGAGCCCGCGGCGGTATGGGTTCAACAGGCTGGCGATGTCCTGCGGGATCAGCGAGGTGCCCGGCACGCCGCCCACCCAATACTCCTGCCGGCCGATGCCGGGCGATTCCGAGGCGCGCAGCAGCGGGTCGCGGCCGCGCCCGGCATTCTCCATCGTGCAGAGGTCGAGCACCGCCTGCTGCACGTCGGGCGGGATTTCGGCGAAGCCGGCGGTGTAGGCGACGCTGAGTCCGCTGGTGCTGACCCAGTACGTCGCGTCGCCCATGCGCCACAGGTGGCCGACGACGGGCTGCAAGGCGTAGCCGGCGGGATCGAGGATCGTGCCGTCGAGCGTCGTCTCCAGGCTCGTCGGATCGACCGGCGCCTGGCTCAAGATCAGCGGTTCGCCGGCTGCGCCGGTGGTGCCGGCGAGGAAGGTGTCGAGGTAGTCCTGGAGCGCGAAGATGCGGCTGCAATAGCGCTCGGCGGCGAGCGAGGCGCGGGCGATGACTTTGGTCAACCAGGCATCGTTCGCGACATCGCCGGGCCGCACCCGCAACTGCTCGCGCAGATCGTCGAGCGTCACCAGGTTGCGCTCGGTGGCCGGCGTCACGACGGTGGTGTAGAGCGGCGTCACGGACGCGCCTCGGCGTGGTACTGCTCGAAGAGCTCGCGCAGATCGAGCGGCGCGCCGCTGCTGCCGTCCGACATCACCGGCACGGCGCGGAATTCGCGCACCGTCCAGCCAGTGATACTGGCGCCGCGCTCGCCGGCCGGGCCGCGTTCGCCGCGGTCGCCCTTCTCGCCGTTCTTGCCGCGGCGCCCGGCTTCCGAGGCCATCGCCCAACCGTCGCCGGGCAGCGGTCCCGGCGTGTCGCGCTTGGCCCGCCACTCGGCGCCGTGCAATGTCACCAGATCGAATTTGCGGTATTCGCGGGTGGCGTCGAACAGGCCGCACACCTCGCCGACATAGGGCACCTCGCCGGGCGGCCCAGGAAGCCCCTGGATGCCCGGTTCGCCCGGTGGGCCTGTGATAGCCTCGCCCGGCTCTCCGCGCTCTCCACGCTCGCCCGGTGGCCCCGGCGGCCCATCCTGGAGCGATGCCAGCCGCTCGGCGACGGCGCGCTCGATGCGCAGCTCGAATTCGGCGCGGTCGGCGCGCAGCCGTTCGACCTCGACGGCAAGGGCGAGCTTGAGGTCGCGTTCGATGCGGGCGGCCATATCGCCGAGTTCGCCGCCGAGCGCGACGGCGAGTTCGTCAAACGGCGGCATGTGCCCTCCTGCGCATCTCGGCAATGCTCGCCGCCTTTGCCGCCGCGGCATCGGCAGGTTTGTTTTCGTTGGCGCTGGCGGCTGGTGCCGGTTGCGCCGCGTCCGGCCGCGGCGTCGCCGGCGGCGGGTTCGACCACGCATCCAGCGGCACGACCTGCTGCTGCACCCTCGGTTGATCGCCGTCCTTGGCCTTCGGCAAGTCTTCGAGCGCGCGCGCTTCGTTCGGGCTGTAGATGCCGCCTTGCACGCCGCGCGCGAGCGCCTCGATGCGGTCGCGCTGGGCGCTGCGCAACAATGCCGCGGTGTCAAATTCGAGGTATTCCTGCGGCCAGCCGGCGAGGCCGAAAAACAGCCCGATGCCGTTTTCGATGTGGTCGAGGCAGAACCCGAAGCGGCCGCCGACCCAGTATCGCATCAGGTCGGCGGTGGCGCCCGCCGCGGTTTGCACGCCCCACAGCGACAGCAGCGGCAGCGGGATGCCGTAGACGGTGGCGATGTGGCCATCGGTGATCTGCATCATCTCGGCATACTGAGCATCGCGGCTGCTGGTGCTCATCGCCTGGAACTTCAGCCCCGACGACAGGATCGGCACGCCGCCGGCACCGGCGCCGGTGGTCCGCTCCAGCCACATCTGGTGGATTTCTTTATTCTGCCAGTCTTCGAGCGGCTGGTCGGTCGTCAAGACGCCGGACGGTTTGCTTTGGTTTTGCGCGATCGTCTGGGTCTGCCGCAGCATCGCCTGGTTGGCGGCGATATCGGCGGTGGCGTTGATCAGCGGCGGCTCGCCTTTCAGCGGATTGCCGCGGGCGTTCAATTTGAGGTGCAGCACGTCGCGCGCCGGCACCCGCTGCAAGGCACCATGCGGCAATACCGCCTCGACCACCGGGTTGCCGGCGAGCGAGTAGAATACCTGGCCGTTGCTGGCGACGGTGGCCTCGCACGAGGCGGCATCCATCAGGTGCAGCTCGCCGACCTCGAAGCGGTTGTTGCGGATGGCGAGCGCGTAGGCGTTGCCGTCGCCATAGAGGTAGCCGACCAGGTTGAGGATGAAGTCGGAGCCGCTCTGGTAGGCGTTCGGTTTCTGCATGACGCGCGACAGCGCGCTATTGGTGACGCGCTCGCGGCCGTTGTCGCCGGTCGAGCGCCAGTGCGACGGCGGGCACTCGGCGGCGGTTTGGGCATAGGTGTCGATGCACGCCGCCACGATTGCGCCGCCGCCCACCGGGATCGGATCGTAGCCGAGCTGCCAGAAATTCCACGGCCACGACGGCGGGATGTAGCCGCTCGACGGCGACGAGCGGGTCAGCGCCTTGGCACGCGGCCGGAAGATGCGCGTCAGCGCACCCGCCGACCGCTCGACGAGCGACATTTACGACCTTTCGTGCCGCGGCGGCTCGTGGCGCACCGGCTCCTGTCGCGGCGCCGCGGGGCGTGGCGCCGGCTTGGCGGCGGGCGCGGCCGGCAATGCCTCGCCCGTCGCGAGGTACGCCTGCTGCGCCGCCACCGACGGCATCGGTTTAAGGTCCGCCTGCGCCTTTTCGTCCGGGTGTAAGAGCCCGAGCGCGGCGAGGTCGTTTTCTTCCTGGGTCGGCGTCGGCGGCTGTGCCATCCCATCGGTCGCGGCCAGCGTCATATTCGTCAACGTCGCCCGCCGCTCCTTCTGCTGCTCGTATTCCTGCTTGAGTTCGTCGTTTGGCATCGTCATCGTCCTTCTCAATGCGCCGGCCCCGCAACCACGAGGCCGGCTTCAGCCATGCGTAGGAGCGCACTACCAGGTGACGCCGGTCATCCACGCCACCGGCGCCGGCAGCCGCCGGATCGCCCAGTTCATCGGCAGGATCATGCGCAGCGCGAGCGAGTCCGTTTGGAACATCGACCGCACCGGCGCCGCCACCGTGTTCGGTGCGCCCGGTGTCGAGATTTGCAGCGGCGTCGTGTCCTCGAAGTGCAGCGTCGCTTGATCGCTGACATCGAACCGCGGCGTGTCGCCCTGCACCACCATCAGGTCGTCGGCATTGATCAGGATGATCATGCCGGCCGGCACCGTCGACGAGATCACGACCGGATAGCCCATCAGCCGGTTGCCGTTGATCTCGGCCTGGAACGGGAACTCGCCGCCGGCATTCTGGGTCAGCGAGATCGCGATCTGCTGCACCGGGTTCATGATCCACACTGGATTGGACAGTGAGTTCATGCCCGCCAGGATGCCGACCAGCAGCTTGATGTCGCCGACCAGCGCGGTGAACCCGCCACCCGCGGTCGGCGTCTGACCGGCGACACCGGAACGGATGCCGGCCGGCCGCACCGCAGTCGCCGAGGTGGCATCGATGAACACGGTATCCACCGCGACGCCGGTATCGTCCATGATCAGTTGCCGCAGGATCGTCTCGATTTCGGGCGTCGAGTGCTCGGCAATCTCGCGGGTATAGCTGGTGATGACGGCCATTTTCTTGAGGCCGATCGTCACCGCCGTGAACGCCGCCTGCCGCACCGGAATCGGCGCGCCTTCGGCCACGAACGAGCCGGCGATGGTTGGCGTCGCCTGCCGCGTCGGCATGCTGATCGAGGCGTTGCGGCCGAGCGTGATGTTCATGCCGCGGGATGCCACCGGCTGAAAGATCGACCCGGCCATCAGCGCGTTGAACCAGGCGCCTTGCCCGACAACGGCCAATTCGGCGGCCCAGCCGCTGGTTGTGGTGGTCGCCGGCGCGGTGGCGGCCCGCTGCCGCCATTCGAAGACGCCCTTAGTCTGCTCGAAATCGCCATAGCTGCCGTAGCACTCGGCGAGCGCCACCTCGAGCGGGATGCGCTTCACATAGCCGACCGCGGTCGCCACGAACTCGCGCAGCAGGTGCTCCTCGGGCGGGATCTCCTTGCGCTTCGGCTGCGCCCACGCCTTGGTCGTCGGCAGTGGCTCGCTCGGCCGGAACACCTGGATGCGCTCTTTCGGCACGGTGATTGGCGCGGCTTCGGAGCCGAGCGCCCGCTCGGCCTCGACCCAGGCAAAGATCTTGTCTTTCACTTCACCGATCTTGCTGGTCAGCGTGGTCACCTTCGCCACATCCTCAAGATCCGGCAGGCTCGCCAACTGGTCTTGCAGCCCGACCACTTCCTGCTGGGCGGCTTCGATACGTTCGCTGTAGTTCATTTTCCTAATTCCTGATTTCGGGTCTCCGTTGGCTATCCCGCCATTGAGCCCGCGGGTCGTGGCGAGCTGATCCGGTTCGGCTATCCCGCCGAAGATCATCGCCCGAGTTTCGCGGGAGAGTCCGAGCGCCTTGGCGATCGCCAGGGCATTCGGATTTGCCGGCACCGAGACGAGCGAGCACTCGACCAGCTCGGCCTCGGTGAATCTGAGGCCGCCGGACTTGCCGAGCGGCTCAGCCTTATCGCTGTGAAATCCGACGCTGACGGCGCGCAGCACGCCGGCCTTGACCGCGGTGTGTATCTCGCGCAGCCGGTCGGACACCGGGTCCATCAATTCGAGCGAGCCGGTGAGCTGCCCTTTGCGCACACCGACATCGCGCCACTTGCCGATCGGA